TTCATTCCACGCTTTTTCTCAAGGCGTGCTTTGCGTTCTGCAGTTTTATCGTCACGAACACCCTCTTCTATTTCAATCTCTTCTTTACGAGTATCTTGACCATCGGCTTTTTTTCCTTTCGCACGTTGGATTGCATTATGAACTACTCCAGCATGTTCCTTAGAACCGCTTTCGATCTTACCGTCACCGTCGTAATCTCTCTTAGCTTTTTTCTCGGTAAGCTCTATAGAAAAACTATTCCAACTTTTCATGTATCTGAAATCTGAGACTGCCTATGTTTTATTTATCAGATTTCTTTTTAGTCATAGTAGGGAGTATTCTAGTCTTATTGTATCTCGTTACTTTTTGACCTGGAGTTAGACCTTGAACATATTCTCTATATTCGTCAGTTCCAATTTCATGTGGTTTATTATTCCATTCACTCAAATCTCTCAACCAAGATTTAAACATAACATCTTCTTGAGTCACTGCAATAACGTAATTAGTTCCTCTTCTAATTACTTTGCCTTTAAGTCCAGTGTTTAGATTTTCTACAACAGTTCCAAGAGAAAATAAATTATCATTGATGTAATGATCTCTCAGATTTTCTTCATCAAACTTAGGAGCAACTTCCCAAGTATCAACGGATTCGTCGATACCCATGTTTCTACGAATAGTATTGTAGAGTTCCATCTTTGCTTGATTCTTCATAGAATCAGGAACACCTTTCGCAAATGATTTAAAATCTCCCTTCGTTGCAGCAAGTCTTAATTTGGATGCAGACATTCCTGTTGCGCCTTCTGCATCTGGATCTCTATCTCCAGCAGAAACTACTTCAAGTTGTTCATAGTCATAAAGTTCACCATTATACTTATGACTCAATCCTTGGAATTCACCAAGTCTATCAGCACCAACCATGATGGTCATATTTTTATGACCCTCTTCATGAGCGCCAACCATTACATTAAATATTGTTTTCGCACCCTTATCATCAACAATGTTCTTCGCATATTGCGGGAACATTTGTTTCATATATGAAATCTTAGACTCTGGAGTCAGAGGATTCTTTTTCTTATCCTGACTTCTAGATGGATAAATTCTTAGTTCGTAACCCTTTTTATCTGCTTCTTTCGCAGCCCTTGCAAGAAGTTTTTCATGCCCAATAGTCGGAGGATTGAATCTACCAAAGACAACAACCACACCAGGATAATCGGGCTCTGGTGCCTCCTCCGTCTCTGAAGATCCAGTTTGATCTTGAGATACTTCTTGTGGTTTAGCCTGAGGTTTCTCCTCTGCTTTGGATACATCTTTTTTAGATGCAGTGGATGTGGTAGGTTTAGGTTTCTCCGATTTTGTTTCCGACTTTTCCGTCTTGTTTTTTCCATCACCAAAAAACTTCAACTTGCCACCAACAGTTTTAGCAACAAGAGAACCATCCTTATCATACCAGTCACCATGACCGTCACCCGTCAACCCGAGTTTCTTCGCCTGAGTAGAAGCAGAAGTCTCTACCGCTTCTTTGAGGAACTGAGAAAAACTTTTCATTATTATGTGTCAGAAGGTCATGACCTGATAATATTTATAATACACTGCGAAGATACTGTCTAGAGAAACGTCGGACACTTCCAGAATTGGCTCTACTTTGATATGTACAGAGAACTCTCATACCAGGATAACCAGGAATACTACTTCTAGTTCTGTCTTTTCTTATCAGGATATGTGGGTTTTCACTAGAACTAGTAATGTCATTGAGTGTTTTAAATACCTTACTGCATGATACTGTAAGCGTACCAGTATCTTCACTCCATTTAAAGTTTGCAGGATTGAAAGTCTGTTTAACAATAATTCCGTTACCTAGAATATCATTACCAAATACAAAGTCTGTTTTTTCAGCGTTGGAACATGGCAAAGAAACACCCGTTGTTCCAGGTCCAAACTGGGAAACATTGCCTGATCTGTTTATTGTTATATCACCTTTTTCTACAAGAAAATCTAAAACTCTACCTGCAGTTTCTCCCCAAAGTCTATCTGCAGATTCCCAATATTCTGCATTATTTTTCTTAATGGAAATTGGAAATGATTGACCAGTTGTTGTGGTAAGTTCTACATCAGATTTACTTCTATCTGCAGTAGAACCACCAACAGATCTAACACCATTAACACCCTCAACCTTAACTCTCTTACCTGCACCAGTAAAAATGACTGTAAGTGTTCCCCAGTCATTTAAATGATGTTGAATATTATTAACGAGTGCTGCTTCATTTGAAAGACCTGCGGAGTTACCTCCCTGCCTATTAGCAGGTCTTGCAAGGATCATCTTGTTTCCATTTAAATCTATAGCACCAACACTAGAAATAAGAGAACCACTTGACGTAGTAGGTGATGGATTATAAACAGCACCAAACTCTTCAGAAAGTTCTTGTGCTACTGACTGTAGAATTGATGTTCGATCCCCATTGGTCAGGATAGCAACTCTCTTAGCACTAATAGATCTCAAGTTGTTATATCCAAGTCCTCTTAATCTAGATTCTATCTGACCTATGGTTGCCATAAAAAATCCCCCTTACGGGGGCTATTTATTTTATTCTTCGGTTTCTAGAGCAGTATCTAATGAATAGATTACTTCTCTAAGAAGTCTTACACGATCAGATGGAAACTCAACCGAATCATCTTTAGTATGCAAAATCAAAGCATAGATAGCAGCTTTCGCCTGTTCTGTTGTGAGTTCGAGATTAATCACAGGTCACCTTCAGCACGGTTCTCAGAGTAATATACATCAAAACTACCACCAGGATAACGTTTTTCAAGTTTCGTTACATTACGTGCAACCACTTCATCAAGAGAGACTTCGAGTGCCATACATGCTTGAGCAACGTACCACATCAGATCACCAAGTTCGATGATCATGTGTTCTTTATTGTCTGCATTGAAAGGTTTACCTTGGAAGATCATCTTCTTAACAATCTCAAGGAACTCACCACCTTCTGCATTGATGCCAACACCTGCAGTCAAGAGACGTTCGATGTTTGCACCTTTCTCATCTAGTTCAACCAGACGATCAGAAAGTGCGAGAAAATCCGTAGATGCCTCGGAAGTGACGGCATTTACAAATTCAGAGTACTTTTGGAAATCAACGGTCTTAGTCATAAGGTTTAAAAAATAAAACTTGGTTTAGTCGGAAATTTTCTCCGAAGTAACGATCATCGATAATGTTCTGACCGTGAAGGAACTTCTTGGCATCAAACAATATACATCTATTATACCTCGGTTTTAGAGATTTTAAAAGCTCATAGTTTTCCTTGGATCTCCAAGGAGCAAAGTGTTCTCTTACATTGTCTTTTGAATCGGCTTCGCATCCTGGAACTTTATTAGTACACTCATATAAATTAGTTCCACATTCTTCATCGTCTGGATTAAAATAAATGAGTGCTGTGTACCCAATATCTAAATGTGGCCACCAATAACAATTTTCATAATCATTGAAAACACTTGGTTTAAAATTTATGCAGTTAGTTTCTACAAACTTATGTTCATAAGTCTGACCACAAAGATCAGAAAGATAATCATAAACATGAGAGATATCCAAAGGAATTTCATGTCTCATATCTCTGAAATATATTTTATTGTAACTATATCCGTCCTGCCATTCTTTATGAAACTTGGGTTTGATGGATAGAAAAAATTGAACTATCTGATCTGGATTCTTATAAAAATTGTCGATGTAAAATATTTTAGAACCAAGGAATTCTTCTACTTCTACATCAGAGTTATTCAGTTCAAACATCAGAACTTAAATCCTTCAAATGATTTTCTGGGTCCAGAGTTCTTCTCTTGAGGAGTATACTCTTCGTCCTGACCACTATCTAGAATGTCATTCTGTGCTGATTGTTCACAGTCATAAAGTCTCATCTTTGCACGATCGATACCAACAACAAACCGTTTATTCATAGTTGGATCATTATATCGATTCTTCAACTGTTTCACCATTATCTGACCAAGTGATTCAAGTTCCTCAGTGCTAATAAGGGCAAACATAAGATCAGCAGTAGCAGGGAGACCAAAGGACTCAGAAGTATCAGTAAGCTCAACATCAGAGCTACCATAACCAGAGCGAGTGGTCTGCGTGGCAGATACGATAGGGACGTTTGTTTCAACAGCCAACCCTCGAAGCTCCTCTGCAATAGCCTTAATATACGAATATGAATTGACAGAAAGATTACCGCGATATCGTGAGGAAGCACATATATTAAGGTAATCAATGAAAATAATATCAGGTCTAAATGACTTCTTAAGTGCAAGCTCGTTAAGAAGTGACTTAAAGTGTCCACTATGTGCAGTAGCGGTGGGATACTCTTTAATTATAAGAGTACCTTGAGTTTTTTTACTCAAGTTGGTTACTTTGTTTTCAAACATTGACTTAGGCATGTTTTGAATCTCTTGGATATTGACATTCAAAAGATTAGCGTCAATGCGTTCTGCGATCTTTTCTTCTGCCATCTCACAGGTAATGTAGAGAACATTCTTACCTTGTAAGAGACAAGATGCAGCCATGTGACACATGAACAAAGACTTACCAACACCAGTACCAGCAAGTGCAATATTCAATGTCTTGTTAGGGAGACCACCTTTCGTAATCTTATTAAAGAACTCCAGATCGAAAGGAATCTTCTCTTCAGTCTGGTGATAGAAATCATATCGTTCTTGATAGTCCTGAAGATAATCGTGACCTACGTTAGTATCAAAACTAACTGCAAGTGCATCCGATAGAATTGAAGGAATTGCATCCTTAGTTTTCTTATCATCATTACCATCAACGATGGAGATAGACTCCATCAGAGCAAGATAGATTGCTTTGTCCCTACACCACTTTTCAGTGATGTCACTCAACCAAGTGAAGTCCAGAACAGTCTTCTCTAGATTATTCACATAGTTAGTAACATCCTTGTAGGAGGTTTCATTGAGATCCGAACGACTGTCAACTTCAACACGAAGGACTTCTTGCGTTGGAAGTTTATTGTACTTGAAGATGAATTTACAGATCTCCTCAAATACTACTTTTTCGGTATAATCTGTAAAATATTCAGACCTGATGAAAGGTAACACCTTTCTAGAGAACTCCTCATTATGAGCAAGACTCCTCAGGATTGTAGTTTCAATGCGTTCGTCCATCAATAGTAGTGACAATAGGTTGACATTATATACTTAACTCCCTTCTTAACTTTCAATCCTGCATGAGGATATTGCCAAGTTGGAGGAAAGACAATCACCGAGCCAGTCTTCGGTGTGATCTTTCTACTGTGATGTGGGAACTCAGTTTCCCCACCACTAAAATCTTCATTTAGATAGAAAAGAAATGCAAGATATCTTCTTGCAGAAGCATGGTCTTGCACATCGACGTGTGGGTCGAACCTGTCTTTAGTTCTGGCATGATATTTCTTCACGCGAAACTCCTCCAAGAAAAGCCTTGAAGGATACCATCTAGTGTACTCTGGTAGTTCTCTTTTGTAAAGAGACAAAACGTTCTGAGTAATCCGTGACAACTGTGCAATTAGTTGTGGATTACTCTTATTGATATTCAGTTGAGTAAAGTTTGGAGTTCCTCCATTCTTCACTATCTCTTTCGCATGACTCTGTTCAAAAAATTGAATCAGAATGTCACACTCTTTTTCACCCAAGGCGTCTTCATACAGTTTGATAAAATCACCCGTAACGAAACTCTTGTTTTGCAATTTCATCAAGCTTCTCCATGACTTCGGGAGTAAAGTATTGTTCAGGATCCTTGAGGATCGCCTTTGCATAAACTTTTTTGCCACCTATCTCATAACGACCTGCCACATTTTTCCACAGACCTCCCAGTTCACCCAACTCAAGAAGACCATAATATCGATCGAGACCACGCTCATCGTAATACAGACGCACCGTAACATCTTTGTTCTCCTTACTCAGACGAGACTTAGCAGTCTTAGCTTTGATAAGGTTTCCGACGATTTCCGTTCCATCCTTTTCTTTCTTTTTGCTGAGATGGATGATTGTAGAAGCAGCATACTTGAGTCCGCTGCCTCCTCCCATTTCCTTTGTAGGGACATAAGCGCCGATGACATCATAAGTGTGGTTGGTAACGATCATGGGAATGTTAGCTTGACCCAGTTTGAGGGTGATCATACGGAACGCACCTTTGACCAGTTGTGATTTGGTCATGTCGCGGACTTGTTTGTCGTTGAGGGCGTCATTGATCTCCTTCTCAGTGGAAAGCATCCCCAAAGAGTCTAACACAAACATGCAAGGAGCACGCTCTTCTTCAGGTTTTTTTAAGTATAGATCCACCGCTTTCAGGGCTTTACCACGGAAGTCTTCAATGGTCACAACGTTGACCACCACAAGTCGATTCAAGTCAATACCGCGATCTGCGAGAAGAGACTTGTTAACAGCGGCTTCAGTGTCAAAATATAGACAATACCCATCAGGATTAGAATCCAAGAAGTTCTTGACAACGGCGAGACTGAAAAAAGTTTTTCCAGTGCTAGACT